GCGCTTGCTCATAGCCGGTTTCTTCGTATTTCAAAAACGATACTGCTTTTAATCTTGTCTCGTACATCTCTAACGCACTCTTAATTTGTGCGGCCTCATCGGGCTTGAACGTTACCGTGATTGAAACTGAGTTGTCCGCCCAGTAATGCTGATACTGCGCTGCGATCTCCAATTGTTCCCACATGCTAACGTCCTTCTTGCCTTTAACAAAGTACGGCTCCTTAACTGGGAACTCAACACATATTGTATTAGGTGTGTATTTGTCTTCTTCAGTCTTATAACCTGCTTTACGCAAGGCGTCAACCATAGAACTGTCTTTTGAAAATCTAATACGCCGGATGTAATACTCATCTTCAGGAAAATGAACGCCAGGAGTACTACCGTTTAGTAGAGACACTGTTCCAGAAGGCTTGATGCTCGTCATTCGCACAGACTTGGGGATACAGAGCCAATTTGAGTACTCTTCGTCTAACTGCTTCACGTGCTCATACGCATTGTCGCACCAATTCAACATTTCGCGACGGCCGTGTTTGTTGAATGCCTGCACAACCCCAGACTGCGATAATCCAATGCGGCGGTTTTTCAACATTTTTGCATTGGTTTCGGGCCAGTGAGTATTTGACAGTGTTACAGTCTTGCCATAAAGATAAGCTATTTTAAGAGTTTTTAAATAATCCTCATAAGTTTCATGCTTAGCCGGGAAAGTCTCTACTAGGCAACACAATTCAGCGTCTTCAAGCTGCTGCTCGACACAAGGATTGAACCCCATGACATTCTTATCATCGTCTCTGGGTAGATCAGCCATACGGCCGCGGGTGCGGGCGTTATCTAGCCAAATGTAACCCGGTTCGCCGTTAATCTGGCTCTGCTTTGCATGCCATGTATAATCCATACCGACCAAAGCATGAAAAGAATTATTTGAACCCCAACGATGATGATAAAGTTTTTCTTGGTCGTTCTTCATTTCAAGGTAGTGAGTGTCATCGTGACTACCCATAGCTAATGCAGCGGATCGACGGACATTCCCCGATACCACGCAGCGACCAATCAAGTTTTCCGTATCAACAATGTCTACAGAGGTAATCAATTGTCCAATTCTGGAATCATACAGCTCTTTTAAATTTTCGTGTAACTCAATTAAAGGTTGCGGGCCAGAGGACGTGCCACCAAAACCCTTGATTGCTGCACCGAATGGGCGCACTTGAGAATAATCAAATTTAGGTATCTGATTTCCAAAAAAGTAGCCATTCAATAACACTCTTACCGATTCAACCCACCCTTCCCGAGAATCTTCAACAAAGTGGGTCTCGCCACTGTATTGAGGTTCAGCGATCTTTACGGTGCCGGCTCCCAAAGTATCAAAACCAACGCCGATGCCAACCATCAGCGCGTCCATGATCCATGCGAAAAGATAGCCGCCCTTTGTAGAAATCTCTTTAGTAGAGCGGAACGCACAATTAAACAAACCGGCAGCGGTTCTCTCTTCAATAAATTTAGTACCCATCATCCACAAGCCGCGGCCAGGTGGAGTCCATTTCAAATTGAATAGGCGATCATACGCATCTTTTGCAGTTCGCTGGGCTTTGGCGTCATTCCATTCAAGGCCTAATATAAAAACATGCTGCTTTTGCATATTAAACATGCCCTCAATAACACGCCTGCAAGTGTGATGCCACTCTTCTGTGCCTGTGGCAGCTGGGTCGAATTCGTTGAGTCTTCTGGAATATGTTCTCTTAAAAGTAATATACCCAAGAGGGCCCCATGGCACTTGCTGCTCTTTGTATTGGTCAATAAATGTATCTGATAATTTGAATTTTCTAATGCTGTCGATAGTTCTCATGTTTTAGTTATTTCCTTTTTGTTTTAAACTTCTCATATCTATTTTGAAGGATTCCCCTCTGCTCTTTTGCTGTAACTGGCACTGGATTCATCGGCAGTGTAGCGTTAGCGGTATTTACGGAAACCTTGGGCAGCATCTTAATGCATACATTTGAGGTATCCATGAATATATCATAAATAATACCGTCAGGACCGTTTCTATTCTTTGCGATAAACATTTTTCCCTGATTTTTTTGTTTATCCTCAATGGTACGCGATATAGTGCAAATAAAATCTGCAACAAAACATTTATTAAATGCTTCTGAAATCTGTTCCATTGTGATCACTTCCGCGTTGAGACCAGAACGATTGGTTTGTGAAGCCGTCCAGACTGGGCATTCAAATTCTTGAGATATTGCTCTGAGTTCTTCATAGATAGACTCTAACTCATTACGCTTTTCTTTGCGAATGATCACCGGCTTGAGTAAGTCGGCGTAGTCAACCACAATTAGCCCGGGCTTAATACCTCTTTTAATTAATTTTGATAGATGGGTTTTAATGGTGTTCGTGGAGGCTGATTTTGTTGGGTATTCTTTGACTATTAACTTGCCTTCGATATCTTTTACCACATCATAAATTTCATCTTTAAAATTCTTGAGGTCGGACAAAGGATAACTGGTAATGCAGCTATCATATCGTGATGCGACAACGGTATCTTGAAGCTCTAATGTATAATGTACCACCGTTTTTTTCTCTTTTAATGCTTGAGAACCAAGATGAACAAGAATCATTGACTTGCCTGCACCAGTGGGGGCGATAACAACACCAAGTTCACTTTTACCAAGACCGCCACTACTAATATTGTCGATCTCTTGCCAACCTGTGGTTACCGGATTTCTGAACTTAGGTTTGAAGCGTTCTTCAAAGTCTGCTAAGTAATCATAACCAAAATTATTATCAGAACCCAACTTTAAGGCATCGTTGATCACCTTGGATATTTCGTCAAAAGAGCAGGCCTGCAGCAGGTTAACTGACTCAATCATAGCCTCTTTCAGCTTTTGCTTACGGCAAAATTCTAATGAAATTTCTTTGATATATTCTACATCGGTTACCTCATGTATATCAATCTTTTTGCAATAATCCATTAATTGATTATAAGCAACTTCATCTTCATTAACGTATTCTGTTCTTAATATGGTTACCAACGCTTCGCGCGACGGGTGCTTAGAATACTTGTTTCTATACTTCAGTAATTTACTTATAAACATCTTAAGATATTCTAATTCAAGAAAATTAATGTCCAGTACTTCACTAATCTGATCAGCAAACTCACGTTCTTCTAATATTAACTGAACGAGGCCTTCTTGGAAAGATTTACCATATCTACTAAAGTCTATTTTTTCTGCCTGCATGCGCCTCTCGTTCAGTGAAATAACTATAACACCTACAAGCGTAAAGTCAAGTTAAAAGTTAGTTTATTAGACTGCGACGTCAATACCTTCGTTCGCAATCTTGTTTAAGTGAGTCTTAAGTTCTTCCCAATTTAACTCACCAAATCCATCATCGATCATCATGCCCAATATTGAAGTTTTGTTAAAATTAAAATCAAAATTTTCTACTGATTCTTTGACAACGATCTTGGATTGAATTGACATCTGTGGGGAATATAGCTGCATCATTTTGTAGTTGTGTTCAATTAACTCTTTATTTTCTACAATATTGTTATAAACTTTCAGTTTGCTTTCTTCAAGTTGTTGCTCACAGTGACCGATCACATCATCAATTGTGAACGTCTTCTCATTCGACAAAAAGTTCAAACGCTTGGCGACGGTACCAAAGCCAACACCTTTAACGCCGGGCAAGTTATCGGAGGTGTCCCCGATGATAGCCCTCGCTAGAGCCATATTGGTAGGGTGTACTCCTGTTTGTTCTATGATCCTATTAGTGTTTAGAAACTCATCTTTTATAGGTCGCCAGAGGACGGTCTCTTCGTCACAAAGTTGCATAAAATCTTTATCATTGGAGACTATAATTTTTTGCCAGCCATCGTAATGCTTAAGACCACACACATGGGAGATCACATCATCTGCCTCTACCTGCTCTATCATTGTTTGGACAATTGGCATCTGATTGAGATATTCAATCAAACGGCTTTGCTGCCAAATCTTATTTTGGATCTCTTCATCGGCCGTAAGATTGTGAAACGCCCTGTTGAGGCGGATCGGCTTGCGACCAGACTTATAGTTTTTGTCCATAGTCTTGCGCTTTCGCGAGCCATCCGGCCCATCCCACGCAATGATAATATTATCAGGCTTTGTTGTCCTAACCAACTTCTGTAGGATCTTTAGAGAACCCTTGAGGCCCCCTATCGGTTGACCATGGTGCGACAAACTTGGGTCTACAATATACGCTCTGATATACATGTTCAAGGCGTCAATAATCAACACTCTTTTATTTTCTTTATTCTTCATATTCATAATTAATTAACTCGTAAATGTTGCCCCAGGGATCTTTTTTATACACAGAGCGGGAGCCATCTCTATGTGATTTAATATTACCTTCGACATTTTCAAAATTGTCAACCTCAAAAGCAAAATGTGCTGGATGCATTCCTTTTTTGACAAATGCCATTTTAATGTTCTCAAACTCTACAAAAGCCCATGTCTCATCTGCATACAGCAACTCAGCGTCAAAATTAAACTCATACCATTTGGCTGCCAATGTGGGGTCATCCACAACTAGGGCTAAGTGGTCAATTCTATTCATCTTGTTGAACCAAAAGCTTTTCTAGTTCACTAATCTCTTTGTTAATTGAAGCATATTGTCGCAGGTTGCCATTACGTTGACACAGCATGGCCTCTTTTTGCAGTTTACTGATTTTCTTTCTAATTTTGTTAAGTTTTATTTTGTTGATAAAATCTCTAATCACGCCACATTCCTCTTGTTTAGTATATCACGATACTGCAATAAAGCAAGCTCTTTGTGCTTGGCTTCAATCATAATGTCGAAAGTATTGCCGTAATCTTCAAGCGTGTTGTATACAAGATCAGAGTGTGCTTGTGGTTTAATCTTCGGATTGTTGTGCTCAAGCGAACGAGATTCGGCATAATGCACAACCGGCTTGATATCACCCCATGTGGACAGAGCAAGTTCAAGTGCTTCTTGCTCGGTCTGACCGCCGGGATGTAGCATGTGGTGGTGATAATCAAACACAATGGGAATGCCAATGCGCTTGTACACACCTTCATACAGCTCTAGCGTAGAGTACAGCGACTCTTTGTCATCATTCTCAACAGTCAAACGAGAGCGAACATTGTCCGGCAAGCGTTCGAAGTTGCGACAGAAGTTGTCAAGTGCGAACGGCTTGTCACCGTAGGCTGCACCGACATGAATATTGAGCTTGGCATACGGAGTGCGAGGCAAACCGATAAGGTCAAATAAGTCACCGTGAACCGACAAATCAGTCTCGGTGAGTTTGTATACACGCTCCTTGGGTGATGCTAGCTTGTTAAACGGCCCAGGATGCGATGTGAGCCGCATTCCGTGCTTACGGGCAAAGTTGCCCGCCTTGAGGGCCGCGGCGTGTATAGCGCCGAAATTAGGCATGTCTACGAGGTCATACTCGGATGCCCATGGAATAATATCGGAAGAAAGCCGATAAAAGTAAATATCATTGGCAAGATTCCACTCAAGAATAGTATGCAAATCGCGTAGATTTTGCAGAGCTAGCTCGGAAGCATATTCAATACCACGATCATGGAATGTTCGCTTGATCATAGTACGGTTAGTTGTGATACGCTGCGACTTTGGCAGCGTTGAAAAGCCTTGATTGATACAGGCGTAGCCTAGATAGTTTGACACATAACCCCCTTAGTTACATTATTATTATATCCCACCAGAGGCCATGTGTCAAGTGTTATTTGTGTATTCATGCCACATTTTATCTCTTCGCGAGATTGCTACAGATATCATGTTATGGAGCTTTGCCCAATCCGGGTTCTTAGACAAAATTCTTTCTGCTATTTCTCCCGGCTGTGGAAAGCCCTCGGGGGTGTGTTCCAGAGAGACCTTCTCACAAGCCCCGCACATGTCATGATGTGTCTTGCTCATTTCTCGTCTTCATCATAATAATCAGCAGCGTTGCCTTGCCTCTTGTCAAACTTCTGAATCACTTCTGTTTCCATAAGCTCAAGCACCTTGGTTCTGAATTCTTCATCGGTCTTAACAAGCTCAGTCCACTTTGATGGCTGGAACTTCTTAGAATAATCTCCAGATGTCAATGTGTACCATGAACCTGCCGATTGCATGTAATTTGAGCTTTTAACTGCGTCAAACCACGATTCTTCATCTTGGATTCCAATGTCTTGAGTTCCCCACAAGATCCTGAATGTACAGTTCCTGCCTTCAGTACCGAAGCGAGATTTCTCAAGTTTAACTTTAACCTCTGAACCAATCTTAAAGCCTTTTTCATCTAACACAGCTGCGGCCTTTGATTTGCGCCCTGTTAACCAAATACGCAACGAATACGAATAGTGCATCGCTTTACCACCGGGTGTAACATATGGGGTAGTCATCGCTATCTGTCGAGCCATAGGCCCTTGTGGAATATTGGTCTTTAATTGGTTAAGGACAATGAACGTTGCCTTTTGGTCTGCAATCGGAATAACCAACTTCGACATGCCTTTTGCAAGAATCCGGGCTTTGGTAGCCACAGACGATTGTGGGTTGAAATCTCCTTCGACATCTGAAATTGATGGTGTGAAGGCCAGAGAGTCCCAAATGAACACCAGTTGATCGTCTGCTGCGCCAAGGAGTTCCTCAATGGTTTCCAAAACAAATTCAACTGAAGATGCTTGAACGTACATTAGGTTTTCCAAGTCGCAGCCTGCGCGATCTAGAAAGTCGGGGTCAATTGCCGACTCCGAGTCAAAATAAACCACAAGTTTGCCTTGCTTCTGGGCATTGGCTGCAACTTGAGCAGCCATATAAGATTTACCGGTCGATTGAAGACCGGCAATCTCAGTGATTTTTCCAACGGGAATACCAGCTAGCTGACCCTTACAAATGATAGAGTCAAGCCATCTAGAGCCTGTGGGAATCCACTCTTTAACAGATGTGGGATTGTCAGTGGTAAGATCGTGTGCCACCTCACGTCCAGCTTTTTTATTAACTAGTTTCATCAGGTCCTGCATATTAACGCGGCCTGCTTTCGTTTCTTTGGCTTTTTTTGCCATGTACCCTCCTATGAGTATTCCTTATTATAACATCTTGAACCCAATTGTCAACACGTTATTTTAAAATTGTCATCACCTTATTATAGAGTTCAGTACCCTTGTTAACGTGATTTTGAATTTCAAGCGATTCTTCGCGTAGCAGTATCTCAAGATCCGTGTCTGCAGGTAGTTCTTTTACAATTTTATATTCGAATGCGGTGCTATTCTTAACGTAGTCTTCCTGCAGTAGTTCGTTTTCATGTCCGCGTCTTCGTAGACGCTTTTTGTGGTCCGCTAATCTGCGTATGCATTCTCCAGATTGGCCCACGTATACCTTGCCGTTTGCGGTATTAGTAATAGTATATATTCCAGCAGCCAAGCCTTTCCGGTACTGGCGGTGGTGTTCAACAATCCGCTCGTTGTTTCTTTTTTGATAATCTTGCTGCCATGTTTTGCGACATGTTTTACACGCACCATATCGGCCATCGACTGTTGCTTTACTCTTGTAAAATTCATTCACTGATTTTACTTCGCTGCACTTGTTGCACTGTTTCGTTTTCATAAGATTGTCTAAAAAGCGGCAGACTTTTTACCGGTCTGCCAGCGGCGCGCAGCGTTTAAGCTGCGAGTTTTCGCAACCCAAATGCAAATACATTCGTTTTTACACAATCGGTAAGATTTTTAGTTCTCTTACTGCGAGGGGGAATTTGATGGGGCAAATTGATCCAAGTAAAATAATATTGTTGTTTTGAAACTTCGTCGGGATCTAAATTATTTGCGATGTATCTTGTTTTCTCGTTAGCATACGCAGTCTCACTTTGACTAATAAGGCTGTCGTCTAATTCTTTTAATTTGCTAAAAAACAAAGAATAAGAATTGCAATCAATGTCATAGTTGTTATCATAGACCCATTCACAAACATAGAGTACAGCCCAACACATTTTTGCTGCAATTGTTTTTGATGGAGGGTAATAAGTTTGATTACAAATTGTGTGCCTCCACATGTCTAGAATCTCTTCCACTCTCTGTACGTCATTCAAAGAGTACGGACACCCTTCATCAGAAATAGAGTGATAACCCAAACCCATAGAATAAAAACGATCTATTTCATCGGAGGACAAACCCCAATGATTGGTTTTGTTATTGACTGGGTTGTTCCTCATGAGGACCATGGCCATTTTAGCCACCAACTCATCATCCAACATCCTAATGGCATCTTTTCTGCTGACAACTCTCATTAGAGCGTCGTCAAGAGTTTTTCTAGTTTTTCTTACCCAATCAGAAATTGGGGTTTTAAGAGAATTTCTTTTTTCATGGGCATTTAATGGTTCACCAGAATTTAGTGCTAAGAAAATATCCGATAATGTATCTTTTCCACAAGGAGGGGCTACTTCAACATTAAGAAAACCTCCATCCAAAATGCGATCACGAAGGCGCTCAGGAAAATCTTTAAATAATTTATTTGTTACCGTTTGCGACACATCGTCAGCATCCAAAAAAGTTCCGGAAATAGGAAACTTATCATTTAAGAATTCAACAATCTTTTTTGATCTGTTTTGACCGTCTAAAGAGATATAGCGATACCCCTT